GGGACAACTTCTGGTTGTGGTGTAAAGTAGATTGAAAGAGATCCAAACACACGCACAACTAGAACTGATCCCTGGTCCTATTAGTGCTGACAAGACTGCAGAAGCGTCGGTGTGAAGAGGACCTGGGATCAGTGAGCCAGAATTTGCTAGCGTGTATTCTGGCCTGATCCCTGGTCCAATTGGTGCACTTTGTGTAACAGTTGATCATCTCCAGTTGGACCTGGGATCAGTTGTGATTACAGGCCCAGCAAGATGCAGAAGCTGTAATTGAGACGCTGGGTTGCGCGACAACTGGTAAGGCCTTTCTATTAGTGCTCGGCTGATTTATTCAGAAAGAGTGTGAAGAGAAGGGCCGCAAGAAATTATGAAAGAAAAAATTTTAATAAATCACTGGCGCTGGCTTCAGGACCAGGGCCCAAGCTACAAGCAGCAAGCGACAAGCTGCAAGCAGCAAGCGGCAAGCTTGACAAGAAAGTATTATAATGATATAGGAGAATCAAGGAGAAAGAAATTATGCAAACAAAAGATGCTTTAAAAATTATAGGCGGCTCGCTGTCCAAGCCTTCAAAGATGCCTGGCTGGTCGATAGGTTTACCTGCCAAGGAATGCAAGACAGGCGGCAAGCTCCAAGCGGTGAAGGGCTCAGTCTGTTATGACTGCTATGCATTAAAAGGCTGTTACGTCTTCAAGGTTGTTCAGGATGCACAATACAGGAGGCTGGCCGCGATCAAGTCACCGCAATGGGTGACAGCTATGGTACATTTAATTAATTCTAAAAAGCCTGATGTATTTAGATGGCATGATAGCGGAGACGTTCAGGATTTGGATCACCTTAAAAAAATTTATTCTGTCTGTAGAGCAACGCCGGAGAAGCGTCACTGGCTCCCGACTCGTGAGGCCTGGATCAAGGACCACCTGAAGGACAAGCCCAACAATTTAGTCATACGATTTAGCGCGCCGATGGTAGACCAGGCGGCGCCTGCTTCGTGGCCTAACTCTTCAGAAGTTGTTACAGCTGGCGCTACGTGTCCAGCTGCAAAGCAAGACAACGAATGCAGGGACTGCCGGGCATGCTGGGATTCAACAGTAAAGGTTATAAAATATGGAAAACACTAAAAACAAAAAAGAAATAATTGAAGAGCTGGAGGGTATATTGAAATCTAACAAAGATAATATATACTGTGATGAATACCAGCTGGCAGATATGATTAGGGAAGCATTAAAATTGCATGATGTTTAGACACCCAAAATATTATAAAGAATTACGCAAGCGTAATAAATCGGACCAGACAATTAGCTTAACTTTAGCCGACGGGTGTAATGGTAGCGTTCGTTCTGGTCCGGGCCTCAAGCTTCAAGCTTCAGAGGACTCTACCGCTAACTCAACGCGTGGGCGGGTTACAGAGCCTGAAGCTACAAGCTCTCAAGCTTCAAGCGACAAGCATCAAGCCCCAAGCCGCAAGCGTCAAGCTTCAAGCCGCAAGCGACAAGCTCACGAATCTTGAACCCTTCATAAAGTTTCAAGCCACAAGCATCAGGGGTCTGGACTAAGATAAAACTATTCTTTGGATGTTTCACATGGAACGCAATTTGGTGTGGTGAGAACCTCACTGAATAACGTTTTGTAACTTTAAATTCTATTGTGAAAAAAGTATTATTTTTATTGTATGCCAATACATCTGGTGTACCTAAACTGCTTGTATTTTCTATTCTTGTGTATGAAATGTTGGGTGTGTTTTTCTTAAAATATTGGTAGAGTTTTGCCTCTGGTCCCATTAAATTTTCGACGTTACAACTTCTTTTTAACGCTACCCATTTGCCAGCTCTGTTGAGTAGATAATTCTATTACAAGTCTATGACTTTCTCTTGCACCAATAATATTATTCTCAAATAAACTGATAGATAATATATCAAACTGACCATCTGGAGAATGAAACTCACCTTGTGGTAACTTCACAACTACTCTAGCATCTTGGCATGTAGGTGATTTAAGAAATCTATCTAACTGTCTAGCTAATTCTTTCGCATTTATCATAGATTGACTTTTACGTTATGTAACGTTAAAAGTCAAGAATGGGTTTACCAAAGAAACTAACAGAGATGCAAAGAAAGTTTGCTAACTTACTAGTGTCGAATGAAGGACGTAAGTATGCTTACGAATGTGCGATCGAAGCTGGTTATGAACCAGACAGAGCAAGACAGACAGCATACGAATTACAGAATCCTAAAATATTTCCACTTGTAGTTAAATACATAGGTGAGCTTAGAGAAGAGTATCAAAAGAAATACGAAGTGACTTACGAAAGACACATAGCAGAGCTTGCAAAAATTAGAGATGCAGCTTTGAAAAAAGGTGCTTTCTCTGCAGCTGGTAATGTAGAGAAGTCCAGAGGTCAGGCAGCAGGATTGTATGTTGAACAAAAGATTATTAGGACTGGTAAGTTAGATGACATGACCAAAGAAGAAATGGAAACAGAACTTAAAAATATTCTTGATGAATACTCACCAATACTAGAAGGTGTTAATGTTGAAGATGTTAAAAAGAATATTGAAAAGAAAAGATTACCAAGAGTTAAAAAAGTTTAATTACCTTTCGTTTATTTTTTCCATCTTAACTATACAA